TCCTTAAAGATCTTAATAGGAATCTACAGTGTTCTCCATACCCGGATCGCGACAACGCGGGACCTATTACTAGTATTTTTCTTTTCATATTAAATTTCTATTAACTCCCATGATTTATATCCTTTTCTAGTTTCCCAAGAACCAGCCTCTTCATGCACATTTAACATAAAGTTTTGCCATGTCTTTGCAAACACCTCAAAATTATAGTTCTTCATAACATGTCCACGACCCTTTTTGCCTAAAGCTTCACGATCTTCTTTTGACATATTATACATCTTCTCTAAAGCATCTACAACCTCTACGCCGCTTACTCTATCCTCGTATATGTAAGGAACCTCCTGAGATCCAATAATTGCTTTGGACGCCGGTTCCAAACCAATGCCGAACCATTCATCTCCATTTGTTACTTGTTCTTGTAAACCACCGGTCATTGTCACGATAATTGGTGTTTCGCATGATAGAGATTCTAATGTTGCTAATCCGAAGCCTTCTGCATCGGCAACATTAACAGTACAGTCTGCCATGTTGTACATATGTGACAAAATCTCCGGAGATACTTTTTGTTGTGAAAATATAACTTCTCCGTTAATTAAGCCTATATTATTAATAATGGCTACTAAGTCTTGTCCATGCACGTCGCGCACGTCTGTGTGCATTAATAATATTGCCTTGTCATGACCGACGCGATCTAAGAACTCCTTAAACCAGAAAATGAGTGAACCACTTTGTTTTCTGCGAGCATTTCTATTATTCCAAAAAAATATAAATTTTTCAGCAGAATCTTCGTATGTGTCACCAAAATGTTCTTTTTTAAAACTTTCTATATGATCCTCTGGTAATTTTTTATAGATATCTGAATCTACTGCATGTGGTATATATTTACTTGGGACGTCCGGAGAGACGTTCTTGAGGATGTCGTCTGTCACCTTTGAAATTGTTGCAACATAATCTGTAGACTCATAAAACGTTTTATTAAACATTGGATATGGTTTGTTATCCCAAACATGATAATAAACCATCGGTATCAATGGGCGGATCTCGTCTTCCATATCCCATAGCCAGCCGAAAAATCGAGGGTCGGTCATAAACCATAATATATCTGGCTCATGAGATCTGATTGCAGAACGAATCATATCTTGTGTCCCGTAGCCATCTGTTGGAATAATAACCCAATTGTCGCCGTGGGGATCCACTTTCATGGGTTCATAATTTTCATGTTTAATTGCGCCTCCGAAGCATATAAAACTAAATTTATCAGTTTGCAACAACGCTTCAATAACATATTTTGTTTGAGAGCCAACACCGGAGGGAGATAGAGGATGATCGGCTAAAACCAGCACTTTAATTCTTTTATCTTCAGACATATACCACCATTATTTACAATGTTTTGTTTTGTAAAATTCGCAGCCATAACCGGAAGTACAGGATAAACGATTCTTTACAAAATTTTGTTTTGTTATATTATGCAATGCTTTGTGTAAATATTTAAGAGCATTTTGTGTTTTTTTCTGACCACTGGTTATTCTGACCATCTCTACATTATCATTTTTAGCTGTTCTCTTAAGCAAAGCAAAATAAGTTTCGATCATATTGGGATCGATATTAAATTTCTTAGCAAAGTAGTTTTTGTAGAAAGTTAACTGATATGTTACAAGAGGATCTGACCTCTTTTTAGTATTCCACCCCCAACTACAAGTTTTCCAATCAATAACATGGTATTTACCATCATTGGTTTTGATAACTGCATCAATGAAGCCCTTAAAATTATAATTTTCAACACCGTCAATTGGTTCAAATAATTTTTCTTCTACTGAAATCACTTCAAAATTATTAAAGTACTTTTTGACTGCAGGCATGATCAAGGGTACAATCCTTTCTCCCTGCGAATACATATTCTCTATCAGATCATCATCTGTTTCAACCTTTAATTCTTCTAGGTTTATATCAAATGATTCTTTAAAAAGCTGTTTACCGTCCTGTATCTTATTAGTTAGCAAATTTTCACACACAGTATGTACAGCTGTACCAAAAGCAGTATATTCATTTCCTTGAAATGAGTCCACTTTATCAATATTTTTTAATTTATGGTAATAAGGACACTTTGCCCAATTCTTAAATTCAGAAAACGATATGTGAGGCATTTTATCCTACTTCTGTTTTTTTGTTTTATTAGAAGTTTGTGTTTTAACAGCTTGTGTCTTAACAGCTTGTGTCTTAACAGCTTGTGTTTTAACTTTCGATATTGATGTATCTTCAAAAACCCATACAGTTTTTAATTTAAAAGCATCTTGCCAGCGGGCGTTGGATATGCTTGATCTTCCGCCATTATCTAATAAAACGCCTGGTTGATGTCCATCCTTTACAAGAAGTTCTATAATTTTTCTTGGGGTGATCATAACACGAGGTACCTGATTCTTTTTAGCGGTCGCGGTGTGGTGTTCTTCTAACTTAATAGTGACCTCTAAAGTAGAATTCTTCTTCTTAACATTATATTTCATCTTTAATACTCCATTTCTTCAAGATTTAAAATTTTTTTATAAACAACCGGGCTGATTTTGCTCACCATTTTGCTTTCACCAAAAGCGTAAATATGTTCAAATGCGTTTGCAAAATATTCACGCATAGATGTTGCTGCATATGGTGATAAAAATAAGCCATTAATTAAATTCTGTAATTTTTCATAACCAACTTCTCGATATAAGAGATCATCAAAAGCTGAGTTGTAACTCATTTCTGAAAAATTATAATCATGTACATTAAAATCATGCGCTAGCAATATTTGTTTTAGTCTTTTTCTCTTGACTAAAAATTCTTTTTCGATTAGACTGTCTCCGTATATATGATCATGATATTTTTCTTCGACGGCGTGGGCAACCTCATGAATAATATCATCAATTAAATCTTCCCCACTGTCTTGTTGGTTTGTTATATATAGTGCGTGATCAAGATACATTGCATTAATTCCTTTATCTAAAAAGGAAGAAAAGCGACCGACATACACCACATCAATGTTGTCAAAATATTTTCTTGATATCGAGCCCTGAATAGAATCAATAATTTCTTCCATATTAATATAAGATGGAAGTGGATCAACAACAAAAAGACTTTTGCCAAATATACGGTATTCTCTTTTGTTTTGAGAAGTCTTTTTAATATAATTAATCATTTATTCTGCAGAAAAGTCTTCCAGATCTTCCTTTTCTTCGTCAGAACTGTGGGTTTTATTGTATAACTTTTCGCCTTCTTCAACATCTTCGAGCGCCTGGTGATATCCGCGGATCCAGTTTTCTTCAGCAACCACCATTAGGAATTCTGGGAATTCTTCAGCCAATGTCTCAACAATCATTTCTACAGTTACCGAATCATCCTCTGGTGAAACTTTGTTTCCAACATAGTCTACAAACATTTCTTTAAGAGGGGTTTCTGGTTCAACCACTGTTTCCAATGCGGGATTAGCTTCTTCGGATTGTGTTTTCTTGTTATCCATGAGGTAACTCCTTACAATTAATATACTAATATATATTATAATAACAGTTTTATCTAGGTTAAATAATTAAAGTATTTTTGCAGCTAAAGTTGCTATTTTTGATCTTTCGCCCTTTTTAAGGGTAACATGCCCAGCTAGGGTCTGTCCTTTAAATTTTTCTACGGCATAGGATAAGCCGTTGGTTATAGAATCAATATATGTATTGTCAATCTGTTCAATATCTCCAGTTAAAACAATCTTGCTATCTTCGCCAACTCTTGTAATGATGGTTTTAAGTTCATGTATTGTTAAATTCTGGGCTTCATCGATAATGATATAAGCTTTCGAAATCGATCTGCCTCTAATATATGTTAAAGCCTCAACGGATATAGTACCATTTGAAAATAATAATTCGCAGTTCTCTTTTGAATATTGACTATCAAATAAGAAATCTAAATTATCTTGTATGGGCATTAGCCATGGTTTCATTTTTTCTTCTATTTCACCTGGGAGGAATCCAATATCTTTACCTAGCGGCATGATTGGACGTGAGACCACTAGTTTTTTAAATTTATTCTGTTCAATTGTTTGTTCTAATCCTGCTGCAATTGCTAGCAAGGTTTTCCCGCACCCCGCTTTTCCATTTATTGTAACAATTGGTATATTATCATCCATCAACAAGTCCAAAGCAAATTGTTGTTCTTTATTTCGTGGTCGGAGACCCCAAATACCTTTTTTTTGATATTCTACAACCCTCGACAACGGGGAATTATAATCTTTAAATTTAGCTAATGCGGACTTCTTTTGATTTTGATTTGATACCAACATTACAAATTGATTTGGGTGAAACAAAGCCTCTTCTTTTTCGAAAAATATGTCCTCTCCATTATAATATTGATCAATGATTTGATCATCAACTGCATGCATTTTTAATCCATCATATAAATCAGACGTATCTTGCACGACTTGATCTGTAGTGAAATCTTCTGATTCTAAGCCAATAGAATCACATTTCACTCTCATATTAATATCTCTCGATACTACGATGACATCTTTGCCAGTAAGGGATTTCTCTGTAATCGCAGTGGCAATAATTTGGTTATCTGCATCATTCGGGTTTAATCCATTTGGTATACTTTTAGGATCATACCCCTTCACATATAAAGTCCCCTTTCCTTCTTCTATCGGTACGCCGTCGTAGAGACTTCCTTTCGAGCGCATTTCATCTAGATATCTTATCGTAAGTCTAGAGTTGAGACCGACGCCGTCGAAACGCTTTTTATGGTTATCTATTTCTTCAAGTACTTTTAATGGAATAATAATGTCGTTCTCTTCATACAACAGTAGTGCCCGAGAATCTGTTAATAAAGCGCTTGTGTCTAATACATATGTTTTATTCAATTATTAACCTTTTTCCCTTTTCAACAATCTGTTCTTCCTACAATAAATAGGGTATTAAATGATTTAAAGTAAAAAGACCCCTAGTTAATATTAGATACAAATTTTTCCATGGAGGGTTCTTTTTAAATGAAGTACTTAAAATTATTAATATTATTAATATCTTTGTCTATGTTATCTTGCGCCAGTGGGTTTGGCATACAAAAACAATTTTCATTAGATAAAGTTTTACCGCGAACTTCTTTCGTTAAAATTGAATCAATATACACGATTACAAAATGCATTGAGGGCAATTGTTTTCAAATGAAAATGATGTCAACGTCATCTGGTTCGATTATAAAAAAATATAAACACGGATCTTACCTTTTAACCACAGGTCATTCTTGTGACCCAAAATTTGCGGTTAGTCAACTAGGTCCAAATACTAAAATTAAACAAGATACATTCTTGATAGACATTTATGGTGCTAGGCACAATACTATAACCATAAATATCGACAATGTTTTAGATACCTGCATATTGTATTCTGAATCTATTCCTCATCCTTCAATAAAAATAGGATGGAACTCACCTCCCGTTCAAGGAGACAAAATATATAATCTTGCGGCACCGGTCGGAGTCTTTAATAAGCACACTATGCCAATATTGGAAGGAAGATTTTCAGGTTGGATGTGGGGAATGTCAATGTATACAGTTCCAGCTATTGGTGGTTCTTCCGGTTCTCCATTATTTAATACAAAAGGCGAATTGGTTGGTATGATACATTCTGTACATAGAAGATTTCATCACCTCTCATTTTCTCCAAGACATGATGAGCTGATGAAATATATATCTACAAATACACCATATATTGTTCCTGCGCCATTAAAAACTGAAATCTCGACCATAAAGCCTCCTTCAAAAGACAAGAAAAAGGCAGAAAGTGGTGATACAGGTGTACTCTTTAAATATATGAAAGATATCTTGAGAATAAATCAAAGATATAAAGATAAATTTATAAAAATTAGATAATCTCGTCGACTAGTCCATATTTTAAACAGGTCTGTGCATCCCACCAGAGATCATGTTTAAGTATGTTTGTCAATTCTTTCGTTGGGACCTTTGTATGCTTAAGATAAATACTCTTTATTTTTTCCATTAAAAGATCGTTATTCTTCATATCATCTTTAAGAGATTCATATTTTCCCCACGAGGCGGAGGACAGTTGATGAATAAGCATGAAAGCATTCTCATGCATAAACCTTTTTGCACCCACAACAGACATCATAGTAGCAGCTGACGCGGCACAACCATCAATAATGGTGTTAACGGGTACCTTGCTCTTTGCTATATAATCCATTGCCGCAAAACCAGCAAAGACTGATCCACCATAGCTATTAATATGTAAATATATCTCAGGTACAGCTGCGTCCCATGTATTTCCTCTATTAAGGAGATTCGATTCCATGTTCTTAAGGTACTTGTTTAGCGTTAATATATTGCCTCTATTAACTTCAGAATAAAAATAAATTCTATTTGCAGATGCTTCGACCCTATTTTTAGATGAAGAATCGGCATTCTTATCTTTTTCCAAGGTGCTTTCTTTTTCTACTTCATTTAAATTATTAGGTTCGTATTTCCAATCAAACATATCACTTTCCTTTATTCTTATTGTGGTTAACTAAATAAAATTTACACTCTTCGGCGCGGCTAATAATAGAAGATATTAGTCTGTCGTCAGCATAAGTTTTTACAACACACCTTCCATCATTACCAATTTTTTCAATTTGTACAATGATTTTATCAGCATGACAGTGTCTAGGCATATTAAACGAAAACATTATTGCTGCAGTTATCATGATGAATGCAATTATAGGATATACAC